ACGATATGTTGGCTACCTAACTCCCCATCAACATGGCATACAGTTAGCCCTAACGAAAGGTAAGTAAAATGGCAGAAGCAGAAGTAATGACGAAGGAAGCTACTCCTAAAAAAGTAATGGCACTAGCATCTCGTAAATATTCAAGAGATGATAAGATAGAGAAGGAAGAACAGGAATTACAAGAACTTCTCAAAGAGCAGAAAGGCGAAGTAAAAGAAGAAGTTCAGGAAGAAGCTGAACCAACCTCTGCAGAAGAGAAGACATTTAAAAAACGCTATGGTGATTTGCGTAGACACTCACAGCAAAAGGAGACTGATCTGCAGGAACAGATCAATCAACTTAGAGAACAGCTTGACAGTGCAACTAAAAAACAAATCAAGCTTCCAAAGTCAGACGAAGACATTGAAGCATGGGCAAAAGAGTATCCTGACGTAGCAGGTATAGTTGAAACAATCGCTATCAAAAAGTCTCAAGAGCAATCCAAAGAGCTTGAGGACAGGATTAAAAAAATAAATGAGATGCAGGAATCAGCTACGAAGGAAAAAGCTGAAGTCGAGTTGTTAAAACTGCATCCTGATTTTGCAGATATACGAGAGGACGATGACTTTCACAACTGGGCAGAGGAACAGCCACAGTGGGTACAGAAAGCATTGTACGAAAATGACAATGATGCAATGTCTGCATCTCGTGCTATCGACTTATACAAATCTGATAGAGGTCTTGGCAAAAAGAAGTCAACATCGAAAGATGCTGCATTTGCAACAAACACGAAGTCGGCACGAACTAAACCTCAAACAAGTGACGAGTCTTCTTATCTAAAAGAGTCGCAGGTACAGAAGATGTCAGCAGCAGAATATGAAAAAAGGGCTGATGAAGTCATGGAAGCTATTCGTACTGGTAAATTTATCTACGATGTTTCAGGTTCTGCAAGATGAGTATAATATATAAACCTCAAAAAGAGATGGAGCTATTTGCTCCGTTTGGACCTACTATGGGATACTTTCGTATGCCATATGAATTAGTTGAAAAGTTAAATAGTAAAATGTCTGATAAGTTAAAATCTTATGCAGACAATCTGGTGGGTAAAGTATCTGAAGAGTTGGCTTTTGATGAAGAGATACTTGCAATAGCACAAAAGGGATTAGGACAGTTTGTAGGTCAGTATCAAGCCTATACAGATTTTCGTAATTCTATGGGTGTTAAAAAACCAGACACAGAAAACTTTGACTATGGGTTACAAATAGTGTCTGGTTGGTTTGTGCGTCAATTTGAAAATGAGTACAATCCATTACATATTCACACAGGTTCTCGATTGTCTTGCGTAGGATATTTAAAACTACCAGAGGGAATAGAAGAAGAGTGGGAAGAAGACTATAAAGATCATCATCCTGCAAATGGGCATATACAATTTGCACATGGAACATCTGCAGGATATACAGCTACTAATTTTGTTGTTAAGCCTAAAGTTGGTGACTTTTATGTATTTCCCTCACACCTTTTTCATTGCGTTTATCCTTTTTACACAAAAGGAGAACGCAGGTCTTTCAGTATGAATATGAACTTTATTGAAATACCAAAGAAAAAAAGTGTTGACAACTAAAGAATTATGTATATAACTATACATATACTACAAATATGCACATATAACCCCTTTATGGACTACTTATAAGTGCATATAATTTCACAAAAAACAATACGATAAGAATAACCTAGTTTAACTAGCCCAGAGTGTACATCTGCACCTAGCGATAATTAGCCCCTGTATCAGTAATTGTAATTTGTATTTGTTATGAAAAAGTAAGGAGGATTAACTATGGCTTTTTCAACTGCTGCAGGTTACGGCAATTTACCTAATGGTAATTTTTCGCCAGTAATCTACTCCAAACAGGTACAACTTGCTTTCCGTAAGTCATCTGTTGTGGAAGGTATAACCAATTCTGACTATTTCGGTGAAATATCAGCTATGGGTGATACCGTTAAAATCATCAAAGAGCCAGAGATTACTGTAAAATCTTATGCTCGTGGTACAACTATCACACCACAGGATTTAGATGACGAGGATTTTTCTCTTGTCGTTGACAAAGCAAACTACTTTGCATTTAAAGTTGACGATATTGAGGAAGCTCACTCTCATGTAAATTTTCAATCACTAGCAAGCGACAGGGCTGCATACAGATTATCCGATCAGTATGACCAAGAAGTTCTAGGCTATCTAGCAGGTTATAAGCAATCTGCGTTACATGGCACACCTAATGCTGTAAATACTACAACAAGTGGTGACAAAGCTGTTTCGACTGCTGCCTCAAACGAATTGCTTGCAACTATGCAGGTAGACGCTGAAGACTTCAATGGTGGTTCATCAGGTAACTCTATTGTGGTTCAGCCTAGAGGTGCAGGAGATGGCATTGTAACAACTGCTGCTCACGCTTCTCCAATGCAAGTTCTTGCTAGAATGTCCAGAAAACTTGACCAACAATTTGTTGACAAGGATGGACGTTGGCTAGTTATTGACTCTGTATTTGCAGAACTATTGAAAGACGAAGACTCCAGAATTATGAATGGTGACTTTGTTTCTTCTAAAGATGAACTTAAAAACGGAATGGTTTTCAGTAACCTGCACGGTTTTCAGGTTTATCAGTCTAACAACCTACCTCAAATTGGTAATGGTCCAACAGGAGCAACTGCTACTGGATCATCTCATTTTGGTGTTATTGTTGCAGGACATAGTTCAGCAGTCGCTACTGCAGAGCAAATTAACAAAACTGAGACATACCGTGACCCTGACAGCTTTGCTGACATCGTTAGAGGTATGCATCTTTATGGACGTAAAATCTTACGACCTGAAGCACTTACTCGTGCTATATACGTATCTAAATTTTAAGGGAGATTGAATTATGGCATTAGGTGATAATACAACCTCTGTATCTAGAGGTAATACGGCTAGAGGTAGGCAACCATACTTGATTCAAGCAGACCTGAATTTTGCAACAGCTGCAAGCGATAAGGGTACTGCCCTTGCTGCAAATGATGTAATTCCGGGTTTAACTATTCCTGCTAATACACTCATAATAAGTGCAGGTTTTGAAGTAACAACTGCTCATGCAGGTACTTCAACCGATACTGATTTTGACTTTGGTATTACTGGGGGTGACTTGGACAACTTTGTTGATGGCTTTGACTTTGATGGAGCATCTGTTGGAGACTACGGCTTTAAGGCAGGACAAACTCCTGTTCTTATTGGTGGAACTTCCGACACTATTGACGTTGAACTCCAAGCAATGACAGGTACAACAACAGGTGGTGTGATCCGAATGTTTGCTGTATGCATGAATGTTGATGACATGGGTGCATTGGAAGCTAACGAAGTTGACAGGGATCAACTAGCTTAACTTAAAACTTAGGGGGCAAGTGTAACAGGATTGACTTGCCCTCTATTTTAACATAAAGGAATAACAATGGCAGATACAGTCACATCGCAGACAATAGAAGATACTCCACACAAACTGGTTATGAAATTTACAAATACAAGTGACGGTTCAGGAGAGAGTGCCGTTAAGAAGGTAGATGTAAGTGCATTTACTGCAGGTAATCCTATAGATGGAACTACTGCTTCTACCCTCACAGATGTAAGAATAGATAGAATATATTATAATAACAGTGGCATGTCCGTTAAACTTCTCTGGGATGCAAGCACAGACGTAGAAGCCATACACTTAAAAGATACACAGGGAGAGTTTGACTTCTCTAGCTTTGGTGGTCTAAAGAATAACTCTGGTAGTGGTAAAACAGGAGATATAATGTTTACAACAGTAGGTCATTCCAATACTGACTTCTACTGGGTTATACTTGAGATGACAAAAATATCTTAATTAGTAGGAATATTATATGTCTAGTAGTTATCTAATACTTACTAACAATGTGTTAGCAAGATTGAATGAGGTGCAACTTACTTCTAGTAATTTTTCTAATGCTAGAGGAATACAGGTACAAGCACAAAATGCTGTAAATGAGTCTATACGGTACATTAATCAAAAAGAATTTAACTATCCTTTTAATCATGCTACCGAAACGAAAACTCTCACAGCAGGTGTAGTGCGTTATTCTTTACCTACCAATACAAAATCAATAGACTACAACACAGTACGGTTAGTAAAAGATAGTGATTTAGGTACAGGTGGTGGTAAGCTATCTGCCTTGAACTACAACGATTATATAAATCATTATATAACACAAGAAGATGAGATCAGTTCTACAACGGCTGCAGAAGCTATTGATGCAACAGAAACAGAGATAGACTTAACAAGTGCAACAGGCTTTGACAGTGCAGGAACAGTATTTATTGATAATGAACAAATATCCTATACAGGTATAAGCACAAACACTCTAACAGGATGTACTCGTGGAGCAAGCTCTACCACAGCCACAACGCACAGCAGTGGTGTTGTAGTTACACAATTTACAGGTGGTGGTATACCAAGGTATATTATTCGATCTGCTGATAATAACTACCTCCTTTATCCTTTTCCCACAAAAAAATACAGCATAAAGTTTGACTACTACACAATACCCACATCTCTGTCTGCACATGATGATACAACAAGTGTACCTGCACAGTTTGATGCAGTTATAGTAGACGGAGCTACAGCATTTGTGTATCAGTATAGAGGTGAGACAGCACAGTATCAACTTAACTTTGCACGATTTGAGCAGGGTATTAAGAATATGCAGACACTATTAGTAAATAAGTTTGAATACATACGCTCTACATACATACCAAGAACACATTCAAACGTAATTGATTTAGACGCAAGGGTGCAATAATACATGCCTGATCTGTCCCAAACACAGCCAACAGCATTTAACTGCCAAGGTGGATTGGTGCTAAACAGGTCTACCTTTATGATGCAACCCGGTGAAGCTTTAGAACTACAGAACTTTGAACCTGACATCGAAGGTGGCTACAGAAGAATAAATGGTTTTAGTAAATACGTAAGTGCAGTAGTGCCTAGCACAAGCTCTGACAGTGAAAAAGTTTTAATGGTTGCAACCTTTGGTGACTTGGTTGTGGCAGCTAGAGGTGAGAAGATATTTACTGCTACAGCAGGTGGTAGTAGTTGGACTGAAAGAGATAGTGGTAGAACAAGTGCAAGTAAGTACAATTTTGAACGATACAACTTTGATGGTAACGACAAGCTTATAGTAGTAGACGGAACTAATGCTCCTACGTTTTTTAACACAGCAATGTCAGCAACAGACGTAAGCAATAGTGATGTAGCAGGAGCTAAGTTTGTAACTGCGTTTAGAAGCCATATGTTTTATGCAGGAAAGTCTTCAACACCACAGACGTTAGTGTTTAGTCAACCCTTTGATGAAGATGCTTTTAGTAGTGGCAGTGGTGCAGGAACAATAAAAGTAGATGACACTATAACAGGTCTAAAAGTTTTTCGTGATAATTTATTTATCTTTTGTGAAAACAGAATATTTAAACTGAGTGGCAGTAGTTCTAGTGACTTTGCTATATCTGCTGTAACGAGAGACATTGGTTGTATAAACGGAGACACAATACAGGAATTTGCAGGAGACTTAATATTTTTAGGTCCTGATGGTTTGAGAACAGTCGCAGGTACAGCAAGAATTGGTGACGTTGAACTTGGCACAATAAGCTCTAACGTGCAATCTATATTTGATGAAAACCTATCAAGTGCATCTGAGTTTGAGAGTGTAGTAATACCAGATAGAACACAATACAGAATGTTCTTCACAAAGGCAAATACAGCACAGAATAGCACAAAGGGTGTAGCATGTGTTTTAAAAGGACAAACATTTGAGTTCTCTGAACTACGAGGAATAAAACCTGCATCAACAGATAGTTTTGTAAAAGCAGGAGATGTTATAGTTTTACACGGTGATTACTCAAACGGATATGTATATAGACAAGAATCAGGTAACACTTTTGATGGCACAGCAATAAATGCTAAGTACAGAAGCCCTGACATGACGTTTGGTGACGCAGGTATACGAAAGCATATGCAACGTGTGATTGTAAACTTTGCACCTGAATCAACAATAGACGCTGACTTGTTTTTAAGATATGACTATGAGTCAGCAGACTCTGCAAGACCTGCAGCATACGAACTTGATTCAGGAGATATTGCTGCTATATATGGTACATCAACATATGGTACATCTTCTAGTTCAGTAGGTACATATGGTGGTGCATCACAGCCACTCGTAAGACAGGCAGTAGAAGGTTCAGGCTTTGCTATAGCATTAAGAGTAAACGATGGTGGAGAAACAGCACCATACTCGTTAAAAGGATTTCAGCTAGAATATCAATTAGGAGCAAGAAGGTAAATGGGAGCAACATACACAAGACAGTCTTCATACTCTGATGG